TTATATTTAAAGCTTTTATTTATACTCATTTTATATTACAATTCAGGGGAACAATAATAACAGGAGTTATAATGAAACTAAACGAATATTTAAAAAAGGAAAAGCTATCTATAGCAAAGTTTGCAATGAAATGTGATATTCCCTTTCCAACCATATCCAAATACTATTATGGTGAGAAGATACCAAGACAAGAGAATATGCACAAAATCTATAAATACACAGAACAGAAAGTAGATGCTAACGACTTTTATGGTATTGGTTAATGTCTTTTCAGTCTATGGCATGGGCAGTACAGCAAAGCACCAATAATACAACAAGTAAGTTGATTCTATTGATGTTGGCTAATTATGCAGATGAAGAACATGCTTGTTTTCCAAGTATTAATCATATTGCTAAGTTATGTCATTGCTCTGAAAGAAGTGTCAAAAGACATATTAAAGACTTACAGAAAAGAGGTTATATTAAGATTGGTAAAGTTAAAGGCAGAATAAATAATTGTAATAGATATATACTCGGTAGTGCCAATAGTTCACTAGTGACAAATACTGCAATCGGTAGTGACACAGTGGCACACAATACTAATATAAAGCAAAGCAACATTTTAAATAAGGTTAAGAAGAATAAAAACTTCTTAGCAGGTTAATTTATCGGAGAGATATATGAAGAAAATTGAAGGGGTACATAGAGCAAAAGATTTAACAGAAGACATATGGAATCTGTACAATGGTAAATCACAAAAGAGATATTATTGTGGTTTTAGTTCGATTGACCCATATTTTAAGATAATCAAACCTTCTTTTAATTTATTTACAGGAACACCAAATTCAGGTAAGTCTAGTTTGACATTAGAGATAGCATTGAGAACTGCACGAGAACATGGTTTTAAGTTTCTTATATTCTCACCTGAAAGTTCTTTAGCTGTGAATTTAAAAAGGTTGATTGAAAAGTATTGTCAGAAACCATTTGATTTTATGTTTCATAATCGAGCAGATGAAACAGAGGTATTAGAGGCTATAGAATTTATACATGAGCATTTTCTTTTCATTGATAAAAAAGAAGATAGTCCTGATATAGATTGGCTACTAGAACGAGCACGAGCAGTTCATAAAGAATTTGACATCGATGGATTGATACTAGACCCATATAATGAAATCAATCCTGAAAGAAATAACATCAGAGAAGATGAACACATCTCATTGCTAATATCTAAGATTAAAAGGTTTAACAGAGAAACACACACATTCACATTTATCGTGGCACATCCTACCAAGCAAATAAGAGGTGCAGATGGTAAGTTCTCTGTAAATAGCCTTTATGATGTGAGTGGGTCAGCACATTGGAATAATAAAACTGATGTTGGAATTATCGTAACAAGAGACTATGAGAATCAATCTACTAATGTGAGAATTTGCAAGATTAGAGAGATAGATGTTCAAGGTAATATCGGAGAATGTACTATCAGGTGGAATAACAGCACTAAATGTTTCGAGGATATAAGTGCATTCTAATTACGAGAATCATGTCAGAAGATATTCTGATTCATTCGAGAGAATAATATTACCTGATACTAAAGTAGCTCAGGTAAAAGAATTTGTTAGAGAAGTTCTAAAGAAAAAGAATACTGAGCATCATCATCAAGTAGATAATAACTTTGAATATGCTAGATGGGTAAATGGATTTCTAGGTGAATGTGCAGTCGAGCAATATATAGGTAAACCTTTTGTTGATTTTAGTGTAGGTGATTCAGTTGATTATCATGTATCTGATTTATCTAAACTAGGATATCAATGTGGTGTTAAGACATCAGCTAAGTTCAGATACCCTGTAATATTCAAGCAATCCTATAAACCTGAGATTATTGTGGTTAAGCAGACCGAGAATCTACTATGGATATGTGGTCTTGCAACTCCCAACATACTTAACACATTTCAGTCATTAGACCTGATTACAGATGCAAATATCATAAAAAGAGGTACAAAAACTGCATTTTATGGGTTTAATCGACTTATTTCTCCAAAAAAGATGATAAATTACTTGCAACAGTATACTAAAAGTATATAATACTTATATAGGGTAATGAAACCCTAGTAAACAAAGGAGAAATTATGACAAACGTAAGAAGAAAAAGAATAAAAGAAAGACAGCAAGAAGCATCTGATAGACTTCAGTCTGAAAAAAATTACATAGAAAAACTATTGGATAAAATCGAGCTTAAAGCAGAAGATTACACCGATACAGAAGAAGGACATTGGTGTTTGGAATCATTTGGTGATATACCATTTGATAACTACTCTCGTGATGAGGAAGATAGGCACATACTTGAAAGGTTCAGAAGAAAATACAAACTACCTTTCATGTGGTTATCAACTCTAACTCGTAAAGGTATGCTGAACAGATATTGCATCGATGATGGAACACTACATCTATTCTTCACAAGCAAATGTAGATTAGGTGGGGTTACAGAATAAAATTAATTAAAATAGGAGAAACATAATATGACAAAAATAAATGCACAAGTAGTTTTAGGTAAGATTGGTGAGAGATATAAACCTTCTGTAGGACATATCATTGAATCAGATAAAAAACTATACAAAGTCGTTGCTATAATTGATAAGAAACATTATGGACTTGATGGTGAACATTCAAGAACAACAACAGAAATATTTCTTAGAAACTTGACTAAGAAAGGAATTGTAGGAACAACACTTAAATGTTTTACAAACACATTTTCTAGACATCACAGATTTGATGTACACAAATCAGAACATGGTGTCTATGAGCATGAATATACTGTCAAAACAGACCACCTGCTGTATGGTCTTGCAAGTTTAGAACGAGATATGACTAGCAGAGGTTGTATACCATTCAAGATATAACCACTTCTGAGAGAGTGTGGGAAAGAGAGCAGTCAGAAATGATTGCTCTTTTTTTATTTTTACTGTATAAAAACTGTATATGCCAAAACTAGTAGATAAGAATCAAGAGACAGCAGATACAATTGAAAGACTTTCAGGTCTTGGATTAACACATGAACAGATAGGATATGTGGTCAATCTAAGCAAACCAACCATGTATAAATACTACATGGAAGAACTCAAATCAGGTAAAGCAAAGGCTATAGCTACTATTGCTAGTAATCTTTTTCAGACTGCATGTGGTATTGGTAGAGATGCTTTAGTTGCACAGATGTTTTTCTTAAAGACACAAGCAGGTTGGAAAGAGACTAATGTTGTTGAAGTAGAAAACCTAACAGAGCAAGATGATAAATTTAGAAAACTCATATCAGACATACGAGACACTAGACTTTCAGAGAAAGAAAGCAACGAATCTATTAACTGATTGGTACAACAAAGCACGAGATAATCAGATTATTCGTGAATCTGACAAATACAATATACATCTACTGTTGGCAGGAAGAGGATTCGGAAAGACACTTTCAGGGGCTTATGACATCATTCAATACTGCTTAATCAATAGTGGTGTCATCTGTGGTGTAATTGCACCTACCTATGGAGATTTAAAAAGAGTTGTCTTCTCAGGTGATTCAGGATTCATGAACATCATTGACCGAGATTTACTCGGTGGCACAGGATACAACAAATCAGATAGTGAGATTACATTCTTCAATGGTAGTAAGATAATTGGTTTCCCTGCTATTGAGCCTGACAGATTAAGAGGTGTACAGTTTCATAGAGCATGGTGTGATGAAATTGCATCATGGAGATATAGAGAATCATTTGATAACCTTATGATGGCATTGAGATTAGGACAGAATCCTAAGTGCATCATTACAACAACACCAAGACCAACCAAGCTTATAAAAGAATTAGCTAATAGAAGTGATACAGAAGTCATCAAAGGAAGCACATTCGATAACATAGATAATCTTGCTCCATCAGCAATAGCTATGCTTAAAGAAAGATATGAAGGCACAAGGATAGGAAGACAAGAACTTTATGCTGAGATACTTGAAGATGTAGAAGGAGCATTGTTCAATGGTCAGTTAATTGAAGAAGGCAGAGTAAGAGATGTTCCTGAACTAGAAAGAATCGTTGTAGCAGTAGACCCTGCTGTAACATCTACAGAACATTCCGATGAAACAGGAATCATAGTTGCAGGTAGAACTTCTGATAATCACTTTTATATTTTACAAGATGCTTCACAAGTAACATCTCCTGATGTATGGGTCAAGAAAGCAATAGAATTATACAATCGTTATGAATGTGATAGAATCGTAGCAGAGGTTAATAATGGTGGAGATTTAATTGAACGACTTTTACGAACACAAGACAGCACAGTTCCATACACAAGTGTTCGTGCAACAAGAGGAAAACAAGTCAGAGCAGAGCCTATCTCTGCATTGTATGAACAAAACAGAGTGCATCATGTTGGGTATTTCAAGGATTTAGAAGAACAAATGTGTCAATTCACAGGAAATAATGTAAAATCTCATGATGATAGGGTAGATGCATTGGTGTGGGCTATAACTTCATTGCAAAGCTCAGGTAAAGCAATTTTTAGGATAAGTTAAACATGGGATTATTTGATAGATTTTTTAAGCAAGAAGAAAAACCAACTGAAAAGAAAGAAGCACCAAAGGTTATGTTCAATAAACTTAATGCTTATTCATCTAAAACTAACCGAAGATATAAAGACTATGCTAAAGATGGCTATCAAGAAAATGCTATCGTACATAGATGTATACAGCTAATCTCAAACTCAGCATCAGCAGTTAAGATTGATGTGTTTAGTGGAGACACTAAATTAGACAACCACGAATTGATTTCATTATTACAAAGACCAAACCCATTACAATCAGGTGTAGAGTACTTCTCATCTCTTTATTCCTATTTGTTAATCTCAGGTAACTCATACCTGCTCAGAGATACAGAAGGACTTACACCACCAAGAGAATTATATTTATTAAGACCTGACAGAATAGAAATCAAAGCAAACGAATCCATTATTCCTGAAAGTTATAACTATGTTATTGATGGTATTACTCGTAATGTTTACAGAGTAGACCCAAAAACAGGACAAGGACAAGTTAAACAAATTAAGCTTTGGTCTCCTTTAGATGATTTTTATGGACTATCACCTATCATGGCTAGTGCATACAATATTGACCAACATAACCTTGCAGGGATGCACAATGTGGCATTGCTTAAAAATGGGTGTACTCCAAGTGGTATGCTCAAATTCGAGCCCACAGATGAGACAGGGATGTCTACCCAATTAACAGATGACCAACGAGCTAGATTGCTAGAAGATTTAGAGTTTAGGTTTCAAGGAACTCACAACTCAGGAAGACCGATGTTACTAGAAGGAAACTTCTCATATCAGCAATTAGGCTTGAATCCAAAGGACATGGATTTCTTGGAACTCTTAAACTTATCTGCAAGAGAGATTGCATTGTGCTTTGGTGTACCTGCACAACTTATTGGTATACCTGATAGTCAAACGTATTCCAACATGGAGACTGCTAAACTAGCACTATACGAAGAAACAGTTATTCCTTTGTTATCTAGAGTAGAATCAGATTTAAACGAATATCTATCTCCACTTTATGATGGTGATATTAGAATTCAATATGATTTAGATTCTATTCCTGCAATGGCAGAGAAAAGAAAACAAGTATACGAGAATGTAGTACAAGGTGTTAATGCAGGTATCTTAACTCGTAACGAAGCAAGAGATAGATTAGGACTTGAAGAAGTAACAGGTGGAGATGACTTATACATTCCATCTAACTTATTCCCAATCGGTGAAACAGAAACATCGACTGAAGATAGTGCTAAACCTGTAGAGGTTGATGAAGCAGAAAAAGCTTTTGAGGAAATCTATGGAACAAAAGAAGAAGTATCTAAAGATGTATTCACAACAGAAGAAGAAGCAATAGACCGAGCAGAAGAAATAGGATGTGTTGGTACACATTCACACGAGCAAGATGGTAAAACAATTTATATGCCATGCAGAACACATGCTGAGTACGACAGATTAATTCAAGAAGAAAAAGCATTATCAGATTTAGATTTAACACCATCTGATTCAATGGCTAATGAAGCACAAAGAGGATTGGATTGGAGAAAAGAATTTAACAGAGGTGGTACAGCAGTAGGTGTAGCAAGAGCAAGAGATATTGTAAACAAAACTAGGTTATCTCCTAACACAGTTTTAAGAATGTACTCATTCTTTTCAAGACATGAAGTAGACAAGCAAGGTCAAGGATTCGATAGAGGTGAAGATGGTTATCCATCAGCAGGAAGAATTGCTTGGGCATTATGGGGTGGTGATGCAGGATTTAGTTGGGCTAAGACTAAACGAAATCAAATCATGAGAGAACAAGAAAAATCTTTTGATGATATGGAAACAAAAGTTGCAGGTGTATCAGGCTCAGCATTAAAGGGATTAGAAAACAAAGTCAAAGAACATAACGATAAACATGGAGACAAGAAAGGTAAGAGAGTTACTGTAGGAATGTTAGCTAGAGTATTCAAACGAGGTATCGGTGCATATCGTACTAACCCACAATCTGTCAGACCAAGTGTAAGGTCAGAAGACCAATGGGCTATGGCTCGTGTTAATGCTTTCTTATCTGCTGTTAGAACAGGGAAGTTTTCAGGTGGTAAATTTGATTTAGATTTATTACCGAAAGACCATCCTTTGTCTAGCAAAGACTAAGGAGAAATATATGCCAAGCACTAATAGGTCTAGTATATCACTAGCCACAGCTCATGATATTGTCAGAGCATGGAATCTACCCAACATGACAAAACAAAAAGATGTTTTTGAATATCTTGGGTTATCTACTGATTCAGGAACAATGTCTTTTTACAGACAACAAGCAGAAGAACTTACAGGTATTCAATTACTACCACATAACAATAATCGTAATGTAGTAGTTAGAAGTGAACGAGCTAACCTGCCACCACTAACTAATCGTGTAGAGATAACTGACCATGCATATTCAATGCTTGTATTTTCTGATGCACATTTTGAAGGACATGAAACAGTATCATTTAAGATTATGTGTGAGGTATTAAAAGACTTAGTTAAAACAAGACAACTTAAATGTGTTGTAGCTAATGGTGATATCATGGACTTATCTATTCTGTCTTCATTTGCAAAGTTTCACACAGAGATTAGACCACAAGAAAGAACTGTACAAAAAGAGATATATGATTCACAAGCTCAGATAAATAAATTACAAAAGATAATAGACAAGGCTAAATATCCTATTAAGCAATTAGCAACCTTTGGTAATCATGAAACTAGACTATCCAAAGTTGCAATGTCTTGGGGCAGAGCCTTTGAAGATTTAGAAGCATTTAAGATACAAACTTTATTTCCTGATTGGGATTGGGCTATGTCTCACTTAGTAGATGATACTGTAATCATAAAGCATAGAATGAGAGGTGGTGTCCATACTGCATATCAAAACTCAATGAGAGCAGGTATACACATCATTACAGGACATACACATCAATTAAACTTCAGAACATTTAATACATATTCCACAACATCAATGTCTATACAAACAGGACACTTATCAGAACAATATCATCCTTACCTTGAAGATAATGTTGCAAATGATTGGAATAATGGATTTGCTGTAATAACAATTGACCCTAAAGAAAAAACAGTTCATCCTGAACTTGTACAAGTAAGCAACCTTCATAGGTCAGCATTCTTTAGAGGTAAAAAATATACAGTATGAAAGATTATCCACTAGTCATGGTAGATTGGCTAGACCACACAGCAGATGCAAGATGGGTAGAGAATGTAGATTCTTGTGAGCCTGAGTTGTGTCGTACAGTTGGATGGTTAATTAAAGAAGATAAGAAGTCATATAAAGTAGCAAATGCAATCACAAAGGAATCAGGTCTTGGTGGCATTTCTGTTATACTCAAATCCTGTGTAGAGGAAATGTGGATGATAGAGATGGATGATGAAGAAAACTGAAAGGGTATATTTACAGAAAATAGCAGATTTAGGATGCATCGTATGTAAGAAACTAGGATATGAAGACACACCTGCTGAGATACATCACATTAAAAGATTCGGTGCTAAAAGAGACCACCTACATGTCATACCATTATGTCCACATCATCACAGAACAAGTAAAGAATCGTATCATCTCAACCCTTTATGGTTTAGTGAGAAATTTGGAACACAACAAGAATTATTAGAAGAAACTATGAGATTAGTAAATGGCAAAGGTCAGGATTAATAAAAGAAAAGAATATAAAGAGCAATTAAGATTATTTATTACTCTTAGCAACAATGTCAGAAAGAAGATAAGAAAACACTTCAAAGACTATGGAGAACTTGCTGAGAACTTTTTTGCTGACAATGGTCAAATACCACCTGAGTATTACGAAAACTATTACAATGATATGTTTAAGATTCTTGGTAATAGTGCAAGAGAAGTCATTATCACAATGGGTAACAGATTACATAGAACAAGAATATCTAAGAAATCAGATGAAATAGACCCTGTGATTTTAGATTATGTAGCTACTAAAACAGCACAAAATGTAACTAACATCACAGAGACCACTAGAAAAGGCATACAAGCTGAAATTTCACTAGGTTTAGACACAGGGCTATCCAACTCACAGATTTCTAAAAACATACGAAAAATAACTGCTTTTGCTCCATATAGAGCCACTATGATAGCAAGGACAGAAACACATCAAGCAATGAACTATGGTAATCAAGAGGTAGCTAAAAGATTAGGGTTGAGTAGACCACTAAAAGAATGGGCATCAGCTATGGATGAACGAGCTAGACAATGGCATAAAGATATTGATGGTCAAAGAGTGGGCATAGATAAACCATTTAAGATTATGACACCTGTTGCAGGTGGTGGTGTGATTGAAAAAGAACTGCAATTTGCAGGAGACCCAAATGGTGGTGCATCTAATACTATAAACTGTAGATGCTTTGTTTTATACTATGATGAAGGAGATATTGTTGAGTAAGAAACAAGAAGGACAACAAAAAGGTCAAGATTACGAAATCTTCTATTCAGAAGGTATTAATAAAGGTTTGACCAATGCACAGGCATCTTTATATGCTCATGATTTACTAGCCAAGAAGTACAATTATAAAAACCCATTTACTATCAAGTCTAAATCTATTTAAAAATAAGGCACTTTTCTACCTATAACACCAATATATACCTTTAGTATATGGATATCAACAAGAATATTATACTTTTTTTATATAATATAGTTGAATTGTATACTTAAAGTATGCTATAATGGACACATGTTAAACAAAGGAGAAACAAATATGACACATTCTATTAACCCTGATGCTGAAGCTAACATCGATGCTTTCTTAGATAATTGGGAAGCTAAAACTAGAGAATATTACAAAAACCTTAATACATATATCGTTGAGCAAAGTGCTAAATGGAGTGAAGTTGACAATTTAAACAAACTAAACAATAGTGATTATTGGGATTTCAGAAAACTAGCTGATTCACAAGAAGGTAGAGTAGCAAGTTGGTCAGTATCAAAAAGACCATTTGATGTTCAAGCTTTTGAAGATTTGATTGCTAAAAACAGAAATGCTAAGAAAACAAATCTTATCGATTCTGTTTCAAAAAAAGGTGGTCAAATACAAGATGTAGTTAGTATTTACAACAATGGCATCTTAGAAGGTCAATTCAAATGTGAGAAAGGTATCGTTGATTTAAGAACAATTGATGCAGGTGGATATAACATTCAAAAGTATCACTACAGAACAATAACTACTCTTAGAAAATAAGAGTAGTTACTTCTCAAAGAGAGAGCAGACTTAGTTCTGCTCTTTTTTTATTGTTATTATAAGTAGTTTATTGTTACAATGACCACAATATACTTGACAGGGATTTCGAGTTATGGCTATTGAACAAGAGGACAACATGGAAGTTGAACAAAACATACTTGACTTAGAGTGTGAGTACAAAGAAATGGAAACAGAAGATGATGGCTCGTTTGAAGGCTATGCATCAGTATTCAATAACAAAGATTTAGGTAACGATGTAATCAGACAAGGTGCATTCACTAAATCCATATCAGGAAGAAAAGCAAGTAGCATAAAATTACTTTACCAACACAAAACCGATGAGCCTATCGGTGTTATTGATTCCCTAGAAGAAGATAAACGAGGACTAAAGATTAGTGGTCGTTTAGCTATGGGTACACAAAAAGGTAGAGAAGTATTTGAATTAATGAAAATGGGAGCATTAGATTCCATGTCAATCGGTTATAGACTTCAACCTGATGGCTATAAATACGATGATAAAAACAAACGTAGAGTAATCAAAGAAGTAGACTTAATGGAAGTCTCAATGGTTACATTCCCAATGAATCCAAAAGCAAAAGTAACGAAAGTTAAATTAGCAGAAATGGATGCTAGAGAGATAGAAGCATACTTACGAGATGTTGGTGTGATGTCTACTGCTGTAGCTAAGCAAACTGCAAACATACTTTATAAGTCATATCAAAGTGAAGATTCACTAGATATGGTTGATAGTATTAAGCAGTTAATCAATAAACTTAACTAAGAGGACAAATAATGTCAGAAGAAATCAAAGTTGTTCTTGATGAGTTAGGCTCTAAATTTGAAGATTTCAAATCAGAGAACAAAACTCGTTTAGAAGAAATTGAAAAAAAAGGACATGCTGACCCTATTCTCCAAGAAAAAGTTGATAAAATGTCTGAAGACATTGCTAAACTAGCAGAAGTCAAACAAGCACATGAACTTCAACAAAAAAGTCTTGAAGAAGCAACAGCAAAAATAGAATCTCTTGAAACTGTTCTTGCAAGACCAAATGCTTCAAAATCTACTGATGTAGATATGCAAACTAAAGCATTCGGTAATTGGCTAAGAAAAGGTGAAGTAGATGAAATGGAAAAGAAAGCACTTTATGAATCAGATGATACATTAGGTGGCTTTTATGCTCCTACAGAATTTGTAGCTGAGATAATTAAAAGTGTAACTGAAATCTCTCCAATTCGTTCTATTGCAAGAGTAAGACAAACAGATAAACGTGGTATCGAAATTCCAAAACGTACAGGACAATTCTCTGCACAATGGGTTTCTGAAACAGGAACACGTTCTGAAACAACAGGCTATACAACAGGCATGATGTCAATCGATGCTCATGAACTATATGCTTTAGTAGATATCTCACAAGCAATGCTTGAAGATTCTGCATTCAATTTAGAATCTGAAATGGGCTCTGAATTTGCAGAACAATTCAGCAAAGCTGAAGGTACTTCTTTTGTAAGTGGCTCAGGTGTTGGACAACCTTTAGGTTTCACAGACAGCACAGCAGGTGTTGGCTCTACCAATTCAGGTAATGGCACAGCATTAACTGCTGATGGTCTACTTGACTTAGTGTATGCTATCAAATCTGATTACTTAGCAGGGTCAAGATTCGTTATGAATCGTGGCACATTTGCTAAAGTTCTTCAGTTAGAAGATACAGCAGGTCAAAAAATATTCCACACAGGTATGACACTTGTTGCAGGAGCTCCATCAACAATAGCAGGTTTCCAATACACATTAGCTACAGATATGCCTAATGTAGGTGCAGGAACAAAACCTATTGCTTTCGGAGACTTCTCAAAAGCATACACAATCGTGGACAGAGTTAATCTTTCAATTATGAGAGACCCATACTCACAAGCTACATCAGGTAACATCAGATATGTTGCTCGTAGAAGGGTCGGGGGAACAGTTGTTCTACCTGAAGCAATTAGACTACAAAACATTAGTGCATAAGGGAGATAGCAAATGAGAGACATTTCAAATAAAACAGTTGCAGTTGCTACCCAAGTACCTGCTGTTGTTACAGCAGATGCTAATGGTACAGGTGTAGACTTAAAAGGCTTTCAATCAGCAATGGTAGTAGTGAACTCAGGCATAGAAGGAGACACATTAAGTGGCTCTGTAAAGTTTGACTTCATCCTAGAAGAATCAGATGATGATTCTACTTATACTGCTGTTACTTCATCTACTTCTGTTACAGAAGGTAGTGTTGATGGCTCAGGTATCTTTTTAACACTTGATGCAAATGGTGAAACACCACAATGTAGCCAAATAGGGTACATAGGTAGCTCACGTTACATCAGATGTAAAATTGATGCAACAGGTACTCATAGCAATGGAACACCAATAGGTGTTGTTGTTGTTAAAGGGAATCCAATGGATTCTGAGGATGCTTAATTAGTCTATAGCTAGACTACAAGGTGGGTAGATTTATCATTCGGTCTACCCACCACTAGTGAGGTATACTATGAGTGTGAATACACCATATACTGAGAAAGAGTTAAGTATCATTA